CTGCTGGCGCTGAGCACTGGCAAGGACATCACAGCCGGGATGTACACCCGCAGAGCCGAGGACCGCAAGTTCTTCTTGGACATCTACATCGACGAGGCCAACACGCTTGAGTTTGATCCGCACGGCATGCTGCGCGTTGAGAACGTGGCCACGGGCTTCATGATGATTCAGCGCCATGTGTTGGAGAAGATGGTGGCCAACCACCCCGAGTGGACCTACTTCAACGACGTGTACAACCGCAACGAGAGCGCCCTGTTCGACTTTGAGTTGACCAATGGCCAGTACGTTGGCGAGGACTACACGTTCTGCAAGCGTGCCCGGGCGGACGGTTTCACGGTCTTCATTGACCCAGAGATAACCCTGCCGCACGTTGGCTCACAGGAATACCACCGCAGCTTCAAAGAGGCCGTGTTGATGCCGCTGATCGAGCAGCACTGCACGCCCAAACTGAAAGTCGTCAATGGCTAAGAAAACCCCATCCCTTGCAATCGGTCGTGGTGAGAAGTTGCCTGCCTCCAAAGGGGCAGGGCTGACAGCCAAAGGCAGAGCTAAATATAACGCCGCCACCGGCAGCAACCTCAAAGCCCCGCAACCGCAGGGTGGCAAGCGCAAGGACTCGTTCTGCGCACGCATGTCAGGTATGCCCGGCCCAATGAAAGACGAGAAGGGCAAGCCCACTCGCAAAGCCGCGTCACTGGCGCGATGGAAGTGCTGATATGGAAATGATGGTCTGGAATCTCGTGCTCACCGCCATTGTGGCCATGCTCGGGTTTATTTTGAAAGAGAAGTTTGCCGAGATTAACCGTCTTGGCATTCTGCTCAACCGCACCCGCGAGGAAGTTGCGCGGGATCACATCACGCGCACGGAGTTTCGGGCCGACATGCAACAGTTGCTTGACCGTTTTGACCGGCTGGAGCGTAAGATCGACAACCTGCGAGGCAGTAATGCCATCCAGCAGTAAAAAGCAAGCTGACTTCATGCGTGCGGTAGCGCACAGCCCGGAGTTTGCCAAGAAAGCAGGCGTCCCACAGTCCGTGGGCAAAGATTTCTCCAACGCGGACAAGAGCCGCAAATTTGCAAAAGGTGGCGATATGAAAGAGTCCAAAGAGATGATGAAAAAGGAAGTGGCCTTCATGAAAAAAAAGGGCGCTCCCAAGTCCATGGTCAAGCATGAAATGGCCGAAGCCAAGGGCAAACCCTTCGCCAAGGGTGGTATGACCAAGATGGGCGCAGTTAAGACTGCAGCTCCAAGCCGCGATGGTATGGCCACAAAAGGCAAGACCCAAGGCAAAATGGTCAAGATGACTCGCGGCGGCAAGACCTGCTAAGGAGCTGACATGGCAACGAAGAAGATCAAACGCTTTGAATCGGGCGGAGTGTCGGACAAAGACCGTGGGCTGGAAGCCTCGAAAGAAGACAAGGTTGGCTTCTTTGAACGCTTGCGTATGGGCAACATCGACGAAGAGGGCTCTGAGGCCTATAACCGTTTTGGTGCTGGTCGAGCCAAAGCCGACCGTGATGCGGCAAGCGAGGCCTCGGCTGCAAGGGCGGTAGATGAGTCACGCGCTCGTGCCCCCGCTGCTGCAGCGTCTTCTGCTATGCCGCAAAGCAGCCAAGATAATTCAGGCGCGTTTTATGAGGCAGGCTCTGGCGAAGTAAACGATACAAAACCAGATCGACCCAAACCGGCTAGTAAGCCGCGTGTAAACGTTCAGGCAGCAAAGCCAAGCGCACCCGTTTCCGGCAATCCTCGTGACCGTGAGGCCCCGATGGGTCGAGGTACACGCCCCCAAGACCCACGTGACCTCGAGGCCAGAAACAGCCGAGGCATCAAAGGTGAAGGCCCTCCACGGACGACTATCGGAAGAACTGCCGCCACTCCGGGCGACATTCCCGGCGGCGCAGGCGATTACACTCCCGTTGCCGGTAAAAAAGTCGAGAAAATGTCTGATGCAGAGCGCAACCTTCAGAACATTTTGATGGCATCCGGGGCGGCTGGCGGTGCTGCTGGCGCAATCTATAAGGGCAAAAAACTACTTGACGCCCGCAAAGCTGCGCAAGCTGGAGCCAAAAAACGAGCCAATCTTAAACGAGATGTGGAAGAGGGTATCGAGCGAAATCTGGCTGATGAGCTTCAAAATTACTCATCTTCTGCCGCAGAAAAAGCCGTTGCAGCAAGACAGCGTGCAGACAAGACTTTGAATCCAAATGCTTGGATGTCTGGCCCCAAGGGCATGGCCGATGACTTTAAGCGTGGCGGGAAGGTCAAGTCACCAGTCAAGAAAATGGCTTCTGGCGGCATGGTGTCTAGCGCATCAAAACGCGCAGACGGTATCGCAACCAAAGGTAAAACACGCTGCAAAATGCGTTAAGGAGCTGACATGGACGAGATGATGAAAAAGAAAAGACCCCGTGGTCTTGAAGATGGCGTTTACACAGAGGACTCCGGTCTTCCTCCTCCCCGAGACATCGATGGGGGCTCTGCGCCAAAGCCAAAAAAGCCAAAGGCATATGCCAAGGGTGGCGTGACTCGTGCCGATGGCTGTGTGACCAAGGGCCACACTAAAGGCAAGATGGTCAAGATGACCATGGGCGGCAGGACCTGCTGATATGTTGGCCAGCCGTGGGATGGGGGCCATCTCCCCCTCCAAAATGCCCAAAGGCAAGCGTAAAGCTCGCCGGGATGACACCGACTTTACGCAGTACGCTGAAGGCGGCAAGGTCAACGCGGCTGGCAATTACACCAAGCCCGAGCTGCGCAAGCGGATCGTGAGCCAAATCAAGGCTGCTGCAACGCAAGGAACCGGCGCTGGGCAATGGAGCGCGAGAAAAGCCCAGCTCGTGGCCAAGAAGTACAAGGCCGCTGGCGGCGGGTACAGGGACTGACATGAAAGCGCCCCAGCAATCCCTCAAAGACTGGGGCGACCAGAAGTGGCGCACCAAGAGCGGAAAGCCGTCGTCAAAAACAGGTGAGCGCTATTTGCCGGAGAAGGCGATAAAATCGCTCAGCCCCGCAGAGTATGCGGCCACCACAAAAGCCAAGCGTGCTGGTAAGGCGGCGGGCAAACAGTTTGTGGCCCAGCCCAAGACCATCGCCAAAAAGACAGCGAGCTTCCGATGACCACATCAGGCACCACAGCGTTCAACATGGACCTTACCGAATTGGTCGAGGAGGCGTATGAGCGCGTAGGTTCTGAGTTGAGGACGGGTTATGACTTGCGCACGGCTCGCAGGTCGCTGGATTTAATGTTTGCCAACTGGGCGAACCGTGGCATCAACATGTGGACTTTTGAGCAGGGCTCCATCAATCTGGTGCCCGGTCAAGGCACATACGATCTTCCTGCAGACACGGTAGACCTCTTGGAGCACGTGATCCGTACTGGGGCTGGCAACGCATCCACGCAGGCGGACCTGACCATTACCCGGATCAGCGTTTCTACCTACGCAACAATTCCCAACAAGCTGCAGCAAGCCCGACCCATTCAGGTTTGGATTGAGCGTCTTGAGACGCCCCGTATCAATGTCTGGCCCATCCCCGACAACTCGCAGCCCTACGTGTTCGTGTACTGGCGCATGCGTCGTTTAGACGATGCTGGCACAGGTGTAAACACCATGGACGTGCCATTCCGTTTTTATGAGGCCATGGTAGCCGGACTGGCTTATCACCTCGCCTTAAAGGTTCCCGATGGCTTGAACCGCCTTCAGGTTCTCAAGGCTCAGTACGACGAAGCATGGGATTTGGCCTCGACCGAAGACCGCGAGAAGGCTGCAGTTAGGTTTGTTCCTCGTGCGACACGCATTGGAAACGGTGGCTACTGATGTCCAACCGGTTTGCAGCGGGCCACAAAGCGATTGCCATGTGCGACCGCTGTGGTCAGCAATTCAAGCTTAAGCAGCTCAAGACGGAAATCATCAAGCAGCGCAAGTACGAGTTGCTGGTGTGCCCAGAGTGCTGGGACCCTGATCAGCCTCAGTTGATGCTTGGCACGTTCCCTGTGGATGATCCGCAGGCGCTGAGAAACCCACGCAGGGACACCACCTACGTGACATCTGGCCTGAATGACGACGGCAACCTGTCTGGCGGCTCTCGGGACATTCAGTGGGGATGGAACCCGGTGGGCGGATCAAGGTCGTTTGATACGCTTCTCACACCCAACACATTGGCGTTGACTGTGCTTATCGGCACGGTGACAATATCGGTATCGTAAAGGAGTCTGACATGGACGCGAAAAAAGCAGTGGGCAAACACGAGGCAAACATGCACCCGGGCATGAAGCCAACCAAGCTGGCCAAGGGCGGCAAGACCAATCTGCAGATGAAGCAGCTTGGACGCGGCATGGCCAAGGTCATGAACCAGCGTACATCGTCTGCACCCAAGGGGAAATGACATGGCCAAATTCAGTCAAAAGATGATGGGCAAAGAGGTTGGCCAAGCCAGCGTCTACGCCAAGCCGCACACCATGGACGGCAAGTCTGTAAAGGCCTCCACCAACCCCGGCAAAGAGCCGAATCACAGCCGCGTGGACACGGTAAACATGAGTGTGGGCGCGTTCAGCAACAAGCCTGATGGCATGGGCACCAAGACCAGCGGCATCAAAATCCGTGGTACTGGCTGCGCCACAAAAGGCACGATGGCCCGAGGCCCGATGGCATAAAGCATGAACTACGCCGAGCTGAAGATCAACATTGCTGACATCTGTGAAAACGAGTTCACAGAGGAGCAGTACGCCATGTTCACGCAGCAGGCGGAACAGAAAATCTACAACACGGTGCAGTTGGCCAACTTGCGCAAGAACGTCACTGGCGCGTTGACTGCGAACAACAAGTATCTGGCTGCTCCGAATGATTTTCTGTCGGTGTACTCGTTGGCCATCTACCCGGCTGCAGGCGGGAACTACGAGTTCTTGCTGGACAAGGATGTGAACTTCATCCGTCAGGCGTACCCCAATCCGGCTACCACCGGCAAGCCTAAGCACTACGCCATCTTCGGCCCTCAGTCGAGCGATGTAAACGAGCTGACGTTCATCTTGGGGCCAACTCCAGACGCCACTTACGCGGCTGAGCTGCACTACTACTACTACCCCGAGTCCATTGTGACTGCCGGGGAAACGTGGTTGGGCGAGAACTTCGATTCCGCTTTGCTCAATGGCGCTTTGGTTGAGGCTATCCGCTTCATGAAGGGCGAGGCTGACATGGTGAAGCTGTACCAAGACATGTACATGCAAGCGATTGCTCTGCTTAAGAACTTGGGTGACGGCAAACAACGCACCGACACATACCGTGACGGTCAGACAAGGATCAAAGTGTCATGACAATCGCGCAAACCGCAACCACATCGTTCAAGGTGGAGCTGCCGCAGGGCATTCACAACTTTGGACCGACATCGCCCGACACGTTCAAGATCGCGCTGTACACCGCTGCCGCCAATCTGGACGGCTCCACGGCTGTTTACACGACATCGGGCGAAGTCGTTGGTACGGGTTACGTGGCTGGCGGCAACACACTGGTCATTACGACCACACCTGTGGCTGCGAACAACAGCGCCAACGTGCCTACGGCTTACTTCAGCTTTGCCAACACCTCTTGGACAAGCTCAACCTTCACAGCCCGGGGCGCGTTGATCTACAACAGCACAGAGGGCAACAAGTCCGTGGCTGTTCTCGACTTCGGCGCTGACAAGACCGTGAGCAACGACACCTTCCAAATCATCTTCCCAACTGCCGACGCCAACAGTGCGATTGTGCGAATCTCATAAGGACACATCATGGAACACAGCAAAGCACAAGACAGCGTTACCGCAGGCATGGTCGCTCAGCGTATTGGCGGCGAGCGCGTTGGCGCGGGCGGTGTGTTCACCGTTACCTGCGTGGGCGCAGACGGCAAAGAGAAGTGGTCTGACACCTTCCACAACCTCGTCGTCAACGAAGGCCTGCAGGACATGAACAGCAAGTACTTCGTGGGCGCTGGCTACACGGCGGCTTGGTTCCTTGGCTTGGTTCAAGGTCCCGGCTCCGGCACAACCTTTGCCGCTGGCGACACACTGGCCTCTCACGCAGGCTGGACAGAGTTGGTCCCCGGCACCGCCTACACCGGCAACCGCAAAGCAGTGACATTCGGCACGGCCACCACGGCGGACCCATCGGTGATCTCCAACTCCGCCAGCCCCAGCTCGTTTGCTATGTTGGTGAACGGCACCGTGGTTGCAGGCGCATTGCTGGCCAGCGTGAACAGCGGCACATCCGGCATCTTGTTTTCGGCTGGCGACTTCACGGGCGGCGACAAGACTGTGGACAACGGCGACACGCTGAACGTGACCTACTCCTTCTCGCTCGACGCAGCCTAATAGGACGTGCGGTGTTTGGCGATGTCACTTTTGCCCAAGCACCCTTCGCCTCTTTAGGCGGGAACACGTTCGCCGTCTCCGCAACTGAAGCGGCCACGGCCACTGAAGCTACCGCAGTTCCAAGCCTCGTTCGGGGCGGCATCATGGCGGAGGCCTCTGCAGTCCAAGACTCTTTTGTCAGCCAAGCCGTCATGCGACCAACGCAGGAAGAATTTGCCTCCGCAGCAAACACTCAGTCGGTGATTGCAAACATGTTGGCCAGCGCTTTGGAGCAGGCCGGGGCTACAGCAACCCAGACGGCCATCGGCACATTCTTGGCTTCCCGAGCGGAAAGCGCTTCAGCCGCAGATGCACAGACGGCTGTGGGCACTTTCTTGGCATCGCAGGCCGAGACAGCGACTGGCGACGACGACATGACCCGAGGCCTGCTGGTTTCTGTGGCAATTGCAGAGAGCGCCACGGGCACGGCCACCCAAGTGGCTCAGGTGACCTTCACGGGCACCGTGGCCGAAGCCGTCAGCGCCCTGAGCACTCTGGGTGTCATCAAGACTGCCAACGTGTACCCCACAGGTGTGCAGCTCACAATCAGCATTGGCGGAGCACTGGTCTGGGCGGTAATTGACGACAGCCAGACCCCGAACTGGCAAAATATCACCAATACCCAAGGTAGCGGTTGGACTGAGGTCAACGACGCTCAGACCCCCGGCTGGACGCAACTACCATCGTAAGGATTAAAAATGGCATTGGTACTCAAAGATCGCGTCAAGGAAACGACCACAACCACGGGCACTGGCACGGTTACGTTGGCTGGCGCAGCCGCAGGGTTCCAATCCTTTGTGGTCATTGGTGACGGCAACCAGACCTTCTACGCCATCGTGGACGCAACATCTGGCGATTGGGAAGTTGGCGTCGGAGCCTACACAGCCTCCGGCACAACCCTGTCTCGCGCAACCGTGGTGTCGTCCAGCAACGCTGGCTCTCTAGTGAACTTTGGCGCTGGCTCCAAAGACGTGTTTGTCACATACCCATCATCGCGTGCGGTGTATCTGGACGCCGCAGGCTCTGCCGTTTCGGTGCTGGACATCGGGACTCTGGGCACCAGCAC